CGTGGGCAGTGCCAGCCGGGAAAGTTCCAGCGCCGTGAACAGCCAGAGCTACAAGAACCTGACCGGCAAAATGCTGGAGATCAAGACCAGCGTGGACGGCCTGGAAGTAAAGGCCAGCGACCTGACCGGCAAGTACACCGACCTGAAAGCAACGGTGGACGGGCTTTCGGCGGAGGTGAAAAAAGACATCAAAATCACCGGCGGCGGCAACCTGATCCTGGGCAGTGAGAGCTTCAAGAACGCTGAACTGAAAGGCAATACCGGCGACGGCAGTTCTATTACCTATGAACTAACCGGCGGGGCGACCATGGCCAACACCAACTCCAACCGATATTTTCGCTGGACAACGGTGGGTGCGTATGTGGCAAAAGGCGTGACATTGTGCCTGTCTGTTATGTACAAACCCGTTTCTGGTGCGGATGAGTTCTGTATGGAAATCGCTTACACGGCGGGGTACTCCACCAGCCAGAGCTGGGCAACCATTAAGCCAACTGATCAGCTGGAGATTGAGCAGACGGACGGCTGGGTACTGCGGTATGGCCTGTGGACGCCGCCGGACAACGCCACCTTAAAGCTGGTGGATATGGGCAGTGGTACCACCCACGCTGGTACCGGCAACTACACCAACAAGTTTTCGCTGCTGCACCCCATGCTGCAATACGGCAACGCGCCGACCGCGTGGAATGCCAGCAGCGGCGACTACCTGACGCAGGAAAGCGCAAAAAGCTTATTTTCGCAGACCGCTGACGAGATCAAAACCGAGGTCACCAAGTCAGTGACCGAAACGGTGACGGCCAACGTGAAGGATACCGCCACCAGCGCTGCCAATGATGCCGTTGACAGCAAGCTGAAGGACTACGCCACCACAGCAACGGTGAACAGCCTGAAAGAAGATGTCGCCAGCATCAGCCAAAAGGCCGACAGCATCAGCACCAAAGTCAGCAGCCTGGAAGAAACCACCACAACCATTTCCAACGACCTGGACAGCACCAAGAAGGAATTCAAAACCGTTAAAGAATCAGTATCCGCGATTGACCAGAAAGCCGACAGAATTACCCAGACGGTAACGCAGCGGATCACCGGCGGCAACAATATTATTGCGGGCACCGACGACTGGAACAATGCGACCCTGGATGCAGGCGGCAATGACCTGAGCAAAAAAGGAACATACACGATCAGCGGTGAATCCGTCCGAGTGACCAACAAAGCGCAGAACACCCGCTTCCACTTTGGCGCGGACAAAACGCTGGTGATTGCCAAGGGCATGACCTACTGCGCATCGGTGCTGTACAAGCTCAACTCCGGCACGGACAGCCTGTTTTTGCAGTTTGAGACCAAGAACAGCAGCGGCGCAAAAAGTTATTACGACAAAGCATTCAAAAATGCGAAGCAGGACATTGAGCTGGACAACGGCTGGAAGCTGCGCTGGGCGGCGTTCACGGCGACCGCGGACGGATATGCAGATGGCCTGTTTGTGAGCACTGCCAATGACTTTGCCACCGTTACCAACGATCTGACCATCATGCACCCCATGGTGCAGATGGGCAACGCCCCCACTGCCTGGACGGCCAGCACCGGCGACTATCTGACCGCCAACGAAACCAAAACCGAGATCAAGCAGACGGTGAGCGAAATTAAGCTGACGGCCAGCACCAGCGGAACCAGCAGCACCATCAAGCTGACGGCAGGCGGAACAGAGATCACCAGCGCACAGATCAACCTATCCGGCGTGGTAACTTTTTCGGATTTGAGTACCTGGAACCAGGACAAGACAATCATCAACGGCGGCAACATTACCACCGGGCAGCTGCATAACCTCAACTACACCACCGTGTACGACCTGGACAACGCCTGGATACGTATGGGCACCGAGGCCGGTGAGCGCGTATTTTTGGACAACCGGCACATCGCATGGTATGCCACCATCAACACCGGCAGCATCGGCCTGACCGGCGTGCTGTACTCAGAGGCTGGCAGCTCCTACATTGGGGCGTGCAGCAAGTACGCCAAGTACGGCTGGGTCAACGGACTCGACCCCACATCTTACGTTGGGATGCAGATCACCTACAACCGAAGCGATGACAGCGATGCCGATTTTAATACTACAAGAGTTGGCGTTTCCGGCAAGCTGAATGTACACAACCTGGACGTTTGGGGCGAGAAATCCCGTGTGGTGCCTACCAGCTTCGGCGCGCTGAAAATGGCCGCGTTTGAAACCCCTACCCCGACCTTTGCCGATTGGGGAAGGGGCCAGTGCGGCCCCGAAGGCTGGTGCCTGATTGCCCTTGACCCGCGCTATGCGGAGACCATCGCCCAGTACGGGCAGCCCGCCTGGCTGCTGACTGACCTTGACGGCACCGGGCACCTGTGGGCGGAGGATTGCGGCCAGTATGCCATTGTGCACGGTGCGGCGGGCCAGCGCTTTGCGTGGCTCTGCATGGCCGCGCAGCGTGGGTACGAGGGCAGTTATGCCGACCGCAGCGACAGCAGCTACCCTGCCGGCGATCCGGCAGGCATTGAGCTGGCCGCCAGCACCGCCGCCCGTGCGCAGGAGGCCAGCACCGATGCCGCAGCTGACCTGCTGACCATGGACACCGGCGCCAAACAGGCCGTTGATACACTATTAGATGATTTGGAGGGCAGTGAAATATGAAGAAATTAAGCGCAGTAGCAATCGTGACCACCGCCGAAGGCGAGCGAGTGAGCTACACCTACATGGAACTGGACGACAGCGGCAACATCACCAGCCAGAACAACCGGGGTTCTTTTGTGGCCCTTGATGAAGAGGTTCTGGCGGCCATTGCCACGCTGAAAAATGCCGTGAACGCGCGGCTTTAAGGAGGAAACACCATGACCGATACCAAACGCATTAAAGAGTGCAAACGCAAGATTATTGCCGCGATCAATGAGGCAAAAATCCCCTTTGCGGTATCTGAGCTGGTTCTGGAAAACGTGCTTGCCGCCGTGCGAGAGAACATGGCAGCCGAAGAAGCAGCGGCGGCAAACATCGAAACTCCGAAAACAGAGGAAGAAAAACTGCCGAACCAGGAGAAAAACGAATGAAACAGGGAACGCAATTTGTGCTGCCCGTGGAAATCGGCATGAGCCTGGACGAGATAAGCCGGATCGAATTTGTGTTCAAACAGAAGAGCTGCAAAGGCTTCCCGGCCATTAAATCCAACGTCTGGCCGGATGACTGCACCCGGCAAGCGGGGCAGAACATCATCCTTATCCCCTGGACGCAGGCGGAGACATACAAATTCCTGGGCGGAGAGACGCTGTACATGGACACCCGCATCACATTGCGGGACAGCACCGACCAGCCGCAGACGGAGATTTTGACGCTCAAAATGAGCCCGACCTTATTCCAGGAGGCGGATGGCTCATGATCCAGGTGCGAGTGGCCCAACAGAGCGCCGTATCGGTGCGCATTGCCGGAGCGGCACCCGTGCGGGTGGACGTGACCGGCACCGCAGTGGTTAGTGCGCCGGAGTATAGCGGGCCATATGACATCACGCCGTTGTTTACGGCGCAGGTTTTGCCCACGGCGAAAAAACTGATGCAGAAAGACGTGACAATCCGCAAGATACCTCAGTACGAGGTATCCAACGATTCCAACGGTTACACACTGATTATAGGAGAGGAGTACTACAATGCCCAATAAATATGTGAACAAGGTGGTTATTGGCAAGGAGACTAAGCTGGACCTTACCGCAGACACTGTAACCCCGGACAAGCTGGCCAAAGGTATCACGGCGCACGACAAGTCCGGCGCCCCTATTACCGGTACCAGCACGAAAGACGCGGATACCAGCGATGCCACCGCAGCTGTGGCGGAGGTTTTGAACGGGAAAACATTCTACGCGCGTGGCGCTAAAATGACCGGCACGATGCCCAACAACGGCGAAGTCAACGGTGAAATCAGCACCGTTTCTGGTAAATACACCATCCCCATGGGCTTTCACGATGGCGCGGGCGGAGTGACTATCGCAGCGACCGAACAGGCCAAGCTGGTGCCCGCAAATATCCGCGAGGGCGTTACGGTCCTGGGCGTGAAAGGCTCTATGAGCGGCAGCGAAGGTATGAAGCCGCAGGCCAAGAGCGTTACGCCGACCTTTGAGCAGCAGGTTGTGCTGCCCGACAAAGCGTATAACTGCCTGTCTCAAGTTACTGTGCAGGCGATCCCGGCCACATACGTTGATAATGCGGCTGGCGGCCAGACGTTGACGATCGGAGGCTGAGCATGGCCGTAAACAAGGTTGTTATCAATGATAAAACCGCCATTGATCTGACCGGCGACACCGTGACACCCAGCGATCTGGTGGAGGGTGTAACTGCGCACGATGCCACCGGCATGCAGATCACTGGCACTCGCCCCGCCACAGGCGGCACGGATACCAGCGATGCTACGGCGACAGCGGGCGATATTGCTAAGGGCAAGACAGCGTATGTACAGGGGGAAAAGGTCACCGGAACAGTTGATACAGTCGAGGCGAAACAGTATACCATGGAAAATGCTAGCGTGTCATACGATGGGTCTCACATCCTGCACAGCAAAAAATTCCAATATCCAGCTCTCTACAAAGAAGGGGCTTCTGTAAAGCTCCGGACGTCGCCCTCTACTTACGGTAATGCCACCGCCGCCGATGTAGCCAAAGGCAAAACCATGACATCTGCGGCAGGGCTGAAGGTTGTCGGTACCAACACCAATGACGCCGATACCTCCGACGCCGATGCGACAGCGAGCGATATTGCAAAAGGCAAAACGGCGTATGTGCAGGGGGCCAAAGTTACCGGTACTGCGGAGCCTGCCGAAAGCAATAACAACGTTGAGGCATATGCCGTCACAGACACCAGCCCCAGCGTGAATTTTAAGCGCACTGACGGGGCAATCAAGATCTGGGGCTACGGCACCATGACCAGTTCCGGCGGCTGGGGCCAGCAGACTACGAGCCTGGTCGCGTTTGAGGGCGACAAGTACCACAAGGGCGCCATATACGGCGGCCCAAGCAGTACCAGTTTGAGCCTAAGCATCAGCAACGGAAAACTGACTGGCCTGCCGAGTGGACTGACGGCGATCAGCGCGATTGTAACGAGAGGTATATGATATGAGACTTTCAAACGGTGACGTCCTGCTCCGCTGGCCCCTGGCCCAGCACATTATCACCGCGGGCTGGCTCTACAATGATGGCAGCCTGCACCGGGCACTGGATTTCCGCGCGGCCGTTGGCACCCCCGTGTACGCCGCAGAGGGTGGCACGGTTGCAATCGCGTACCACTGGAACGGCAAGCGCACCCAGGGGGATATCAACAGCTACGGCAACATGGTCAAGCTGCGCCATGCGGATTACCGCGGCGGCCGGCTGGAGACGCTGTACGCCCATTTGAGCAAACTCTGCGTGGCCCAGGGGGAGACGGTATACGAGGGCCAGCTGATCGGCTACAGCGGCGATACCGGCAACTGCTATGGAGCACACCTGCATTTCGAGGTGCGCTGGAAAGGCCTGCGCACGAACCCACTGAACTGGCTGGATGCTGATTTCAGCACGGCCAGCAGCGCGGTCAAGCTGGGCAGCTACAGCAGCGTACAACACACAAAGGAAGTGGAACACATGAACCATGCTATTGATGTAAGCAAGCACCAAGGCAAATTTGATTGGCAGGCGGCGTATGACAAGGGCATCCGCCATGCCATGCTGCGCGCCGGGTATGGCCGTTACAGCAGCCAGAAAGACCCGCAGTTTGAACGCAACGCAGCGGAATGTACCCGCCTGGGCATCCAGTATGGCGTGTACTGGTACAGCTATGCCAGCACCCCGGCGGAGGCACGCCAGGAGGCCCGCTGCTGCCTGGCCGCGATTAAGGGCAAGCACCTGTGCCTGCCGGTGGCGTATGATATCGAGTACGAGCCGTGCATCCTGCGCCTGACCAACGCGCA